CTAATGCAGTCATAGTTCCCTCACTTCCATCATGGCATCTGCGAGCTTGTATGCAAACTCGGCTAGTTCTTGGTTATGTAAAGCACCGCCACCGTTCTCAGCAAGCATCCCTGTAAGGGCAGCAGCAGCAAAGTAATCACGCAATTTCATTCCTGATTCTTGCGTACCTGTTTTTGGATTGTGTCCAGAAGGATAAGCAAACATATCGGCCTCACTTGAGTAAGAAGCGGCGAGAACCTGCCGTTTCCGAGACAAACTTCTCGTAAAGGTCGGGCTGTTGGGCTTGGAATAACTTAGCGTCGAATCGTTTGCTGCCTTTGCTGTTTTTCCATGTAGCGAGAACTTTTCCATCAAAAGATACTAGCTCACTCGACCATTGCATGTGGTTTTGGATAGCGGTTAAAAGGTGTTCTTCCTTTTCTTCTAGCCGCTTAATTTCTTCCTTAATGAACTTGAGTGCTTCGGCTGCTTTCTCAATGGGCTGTATGGCAACGATAGATGTCCCAGTGTCTTGAGAATAAATAAGTTTTGTCTGCTCCGTGTTCTCTGGCTCAAGTGGCTGTTTGGTAGCGACTGCACCCCAAAAACGTGCCATATCCTTAATAAGCGATTCCTTTTGGGCTTCAGAAATTGTAAATTCAAACGTCTCAAAATTCTGACCGCCAAAGAGGACAGCGAGTACAATTTTCTCAACATTGTGAACTGCCGCTTCGTGGATAATTTGCGCCATGTCTGCTGGCGGGATAATGTTCGCTTCCGAATCAAACTTGTTGCGAACCGCTGCGTTGTAGTTTTTGGCTTCCACCAGCGTTTTGCCGTCACTAGAGATGAAATCGAAATGTGATTTGAGCCAAGTTTCCTTCGGGTGAGTAAGCGCATAATCAGCGTCCTTTAATTCAATCTTTAACTTGTCTTGAGCTAGTCTGCCGATAGTTGGCTGCATTACATGACCCATCTGGACAGCTTCAACTTGAGACAAGTCTGGCCTTTCTTTCAAGCCTAGCTTCTCTAGGACAGCTTCATTGCCGCGACCATTAGCTGCTTTACGGCTGTCTCCCGACCACCATGCGCTATTGCGAACCTCTGGCGCAAAATCACTTTGATTGTTCATTTTTATCTCCGTAAGTTAGGAATAATGCTTCTGCTAATAATTTAATCAGTTTGTCTTGCTTATCTACTTCTGCTTCCAACATTGCTACTTGGTCATGCAATTGAGCTTTTTCTTCAATTAAATGCTGCTCAAATTTAGAGTATTCAATCTTTGTTTCAAATGGTCTAAGAAGGTCTGCTGGACTTATTTGTTCTAACCCTTTTAGGGTTCCGAGGTTCATGGTTTGGATGGTCATTAGTTTGTCCCTTTGATGTTAGGAAATATGGTGTCTGGAAATAGTGCAGCAAGGTCATAGATGACAGGCTCCATTGCTTCAAACAATAGTGCTTCGGTCTTACATGGTTGAGAATCAAGACGCATAACGGCTGCGGTTTCTGTGCGGATACCGCCTTCAACCAAGTCAATGCCAGTTATGGGGTTGTGACACTTACGGCCTTTGAGATACTTACAGTCAATGCAGAGCTTTGGTTCACTCATAATTTACCCCTTTAGATGGTTAGGAAATACAGTAGGACTATATACATTATTTGGATTATGTTCAATATCTTTTTTAACCTCACTTTCTTTTAGTCATAGCAAGGGCTACGTATAGGGATGATGATGAGTCATGCCGATACTTCAGCCTTTTGGCTGTCCACAGTAATACTGCGTTCCGCTGCTTTATTTATCGGGCGATGTTTCCCGTCATCCCTGACGCTCTCAATCAGCCTATTGCCCGTTTATCGCTTGTGGCGGCACACTCGCGTACCCGTCCCCCTTGGTCAAGGTAAACCGCTTTTGTCCCTCGCCAGCACAGTCAGGCTGCTTATTTTCGTAAGGGGTACGGTTGAAGTGAATAGACAATAAAAAAGCCGCTTAAAACTGCCCCTTGGTGGAAACCCCTTTATCGGCGGGGCAAGAGACAGATTTAAACGGCTTTAATTTTGTTGTTTTCCACGACAACAAGGCGAATCTACACGCGCGGGGGGTGAATTGTCAATCCGGTGGCGTTAAAAAAGTCCACAATATCCAAGCCACTATTGTCAAAAGCATTATTCCCATTCCCATAAATATCCCCGATATTAATAATGTGAAAATAACTGTAAGCATTATTTTTCCTTAAAACGCTCTTTTATTTCTGCTAGATAGCATTTCCAGTGGTAAATAATGTTAGGTGCATCACTCTTATAAATCTCACCTAATTTCAATTTAATGCTACATCGATAGCAACGTAGACTCATTTTTTATTAATTTCCTTTCCCTCTGCGATTATTTCGGCAATAGGACGCCAGCCGAATCTACGCCAAGTGCGCGTGACATCAGTATTATTGGCTGGAATCCATTCTCTGCCCTCTAAAAGCCCCACAGAGGGGCTTACAGAACTGGCTAGTAGTTCAACGTCTCTTATCGTCTCTAATCGCTTAAAGACCCGATTCTGAACTTCTAGTTCAATGTCAATCATTGCGTTTTTTAACTTACCCATGTTTAAACCCTTTCAAACGGCGTATACGGCGATTAAATAGGGTTACCCATAGTCAGGTAACCCCTAAGTGATAAAACGGCTTAAAACCTCGGTAAATATGTCTTACGTCTTGAAATAGGCCAACATTGACCTAATGGACTACCATCGGGGTTTTCGTCAATGGCAACATATGCAGCCGTCTTTTTAACATTACCGAATCGCACGCCGTCTAGTACGTCAATTTCATGCTGTAAACCATGTTTTAAGGCCCACGGATTATCAGTAGGACGGAAAGTAAAATACTTGCCAGTTTCCTTTAAAAAGAACTCGCCAGCATCACCTATAAACGGTTTATTAAGATTAACCATAGTTATCCCCTAAGTTAGAAAGAAAGCAAAACAAAGAAAAACAGGTAAACAAGTGCAGCACCGATTAGACCGGCAATATATTCAAAGAATGTTTCAGGCATTATTAATTCCAATCATTGGCATCTAAAGACCAGCCCAACGGCAATTTATCATTGTAGTAATACAGTCTCACAGTCTTTGTTGTCGCGTATAAGCCGGTAATATAGTCAACTGTAAAATCATTGCCCACTGGCAATACATCCCATGTTGCGCTATCCAACGATTGCCAATGGTCTGCAAATTCATCTAACAATTTTGATTCATCATTAGTCAAGCCAGAATCGTCACCATTGATTAAAGCCGGTAAAAAATGCTCTGCTATTTCAAAATCGTAATAGTCATTAATTTTCATGGTTAACCCCTAAGTAGTCAGGAAAAGCCGGTAAACCCTACCGGCAAGGGTATTTATGCTGCTAGTGGTAGTGCAACTACTGAATCTAGACTGTTAATGTAATCCGCTGATTTTTGGGCAAGTGCTGCTGCTTTAAAAATAGCTGTTGCATCATTGCGGCAAGCTTTTAACCAGTGTTGGATATAACCGGCATGGCGTAATTCACCTTGTATTCTGTAATCCTGACATAAGAAAGCAGCACCCATTTCAGCAACTAATTCTTCAAACGCATATTCTGGATTACCGAATCGTTTTCCAAACTCACGTTTTAAACGTGTTTCAGCACCAGTCCAGTGAGTTAACTCATGGAAAGCCGTGGCGTAGTAACTTGATTCATCACTAAAAGCCGATTTATTCGGCATTTGAATAATATCCATGCTAGGTGCAAAGAAAGCCGAATCACCTCCATGACGGATAGTTGCTCCGGTTTTAGCAATACGTTCATCCGCTTCAATGATTGAGTTAAACGGCTTGTCTACTGTACTTGGTGCAGCAATTGTCACGCCGTCAACCTGACTAGCATTAAATACGTAATAGCTTTTGAGTAGATTGTAAGATTCTAGATTGCCGGTAATTTTGCATTCTTTAGTAACTGGCGAGAAAAAGACAATCTTTGTACCCTTTTCACCTTTACGTACATTGCAGCCTAAAGATTGCCATTGTTTGAATGATGCCCAAACTGGTGTATCAAATCCGCTAACCATTGACGATAAGCCGAGAATAAGCCGGTTGATACCTTGGTACGGCTTTTGACTAATGAAGTTCTTATCGGCGGTTGAATCGGCTTTCCAAGGTTTAATCCATGGCATTGCACCGGCTTCCAATTGCTTGATGATTGAATCGGTAACTTCCTGATAAATAGCTTTTGACATTGTTTTTACCTTTAGGAATTAGGTTTAATCAAGTGTTGCTGTTACCTATTATAGTGATTATATAGGTTATGTCAACGGATAAGTATATTGTATTTATTTATTGATTATGTATAAACCATAGTATCTATATATATATATAGTAGTGATATATCTATACATAATCTACTTATACTGTAAGTGTTATATATTAAGCATACCTACTCTTTAATAGGATAGTGCTAAAAGAGTATTACTCTCCTCTTGCTATAAATACAAAAGTATTATGGGCACTGGGTAGGCATTAATCTACGCATGCAGCATACCTATAGACCGTCTACTGGCTTGCAATGGCACTCTTTGGGCATTGGGTAGGGGTTGGCATTCAGTAGTTGATACCCAGTCTCTATCTGGCTTTTCGATTGGTCTTAGGGGGCTTGGAGTGCGTGCCCCCATTCAACTTCCCCCCAAAAAAAATATGTGTTTTTCTAGGATTCTGGTAATCTTTATTTTGAATCGTCATGATTCTCCTTCTGTGTTGGCTGCACGTTGTATCTCGCTTAGTGCAGTCATTTTGCCCATCTCTTGTAGGTGGGCTTTTTTTCGTCTATAGTGTGTATATTGATTAGAGGGGATAAAGATGAGAGTATTGATTAGGTCTAACTGGTCAGAGAACATTCAAGGGTTGACGGCTGTGTGTGCGCCGAACCATCGTGCGTACTGCAAGCGGTGGGGATACGACTACAAGCTAAATCCCTTTGACTACCAGAACTACAACAAGGTTGTTCTTGAGGACTTCAAAGGCTTGCTAGAGGATTTAAAGAGCTACGACGTCGTAATGACGATTGGCATGGACACCTTGTTCATGAACCACAACATTAGTGTGAGAGACGTCTTTGAGTCGTATGACAGTGTGCTGATAGCCAGAGAAGAAACTGGCTGGTGGCCCATTAATAACGATGTGATGATTTATAGAGCCGGACACTGTGAGAAGTTGATTGAACGGATGATGAATGACTTTGATGTCTGGAAGCAGTATCCGTGGCGACAACAGACGCATCTCTGGAATTTGATGCAAGAGGAGAAGTGGGTTCGGGATATGGTGAGGTTAGTTCCTGCCAAAACCATGAACCAGCATCCGACTAAGTGGCAGCTTGGGGATTGGATAGTTCATTTCTACAACATGAGCTTAGAAGACAAGTTAGCGAATGCAAAGAATATGTTGAATCTCTTTCCTGACGGCAAACCCGTATGGAAGCAGAAAATGGACGGTGTGCGTCCCGGTGTTATTTGAGGGGATGAAATGTTAGTTGAAAAGTCAGTGCCGTTACCTGAAGGCAAGAAAAGGTATCCGTACAAAGAGATGGACATCGGCGATAGTTTTTTCGTCAATGCTGGCAAGTTGCAGGTGGTGTGTAATGCCAATTACAGGGCATCCAAGCGGTTAGGGATGCAGTTCATAGCGAGGAAAGAAGTCGAGGGGGTAAGGGTATGGAGAACAGCATAGAAGAAGATGAAGACAAAGGCATGATGGTATTCAATCTAGATATGACGGTTGATGACTTCTTAGACCAGTACATTGTCTGGCGGCTTACAGACATCTTGCGGTATGAGTCGGACCCAAGGGTTCGTCGTGCGTGCCATGAATTAAAAGCCTATATGAAAACTCCAGAGATACCCGATGATTGAGAATCTATTCCCAACACCTGTTGGCTTTTATGAGTTGGATAAGCCAGTGACTGAGAAAGAACTCCAGTTCATTAAAGACTTGGAGACCAGAACCAATGAGGGCAACACAACCAGTGTGGATAACTACATCTTGAAGTCCAAAGAGATGAAGCGCATTGCTGCCTTTATAGACAAGTCAGTTCAGGATTACTTCCAAGCAGTCTATGGCCCAAAGCATAAGGTAAAACCGTATGTGACGCAGTCATGGGCTAACTATACGAACAAGGGTCAGTACCACCATA